TCCCCGTTGGCGAGTTGCTGGATATTGTGGGAACCCCCTACAGCACGCCAGAAATGGCCGGAGGGGATGACATGCCGGGTGATGGAGGGACAGCCCGCGTGATTAACCGCGAGGATGCGGCAAGCGCGCTGCGCCGCCACGGCATAAAGGTGGGGAGCCTGGAGCCGCGCAACGCTGGCGGCCCGCTTTATCTCATGGTTGCTGTGTCTAGCGCTGATTGTGCAGCGTGGTTTAAAGACACGCCTTGGGCAACCGCATGGAAAACCACCCTTGCACGCGCGCCCGGTGCAGAGCTACCGCGCAAGCAATTCAGAATTGGAGGCGGGTTGCCGGTGCGGGTGGTTGCTGTGCCAATGGCGGAAATAGAGGGGAGGGGGGGCGTTTAGCCCCCTTACTCTTGCGCTTAAGACCTTACCCAAGAATCTCGTGCTTGAGCGGTCCGCCATACTTGGAGACCCTGCGCTTCATGTGCATTCCATAAAGCCTCAAGCCTTTCGGTTTTAAGGTTATTCAAAACCTTAAACTCTTGCTCGGTAATCTCAACCGCCGGGGCTACCTGCCATCCGGCGGCGGCGCGGCCGGTGTTGGAAAATCCGATTAAACACGGGTTGCGATCCTCCCCCAACATCACAGTGCCAAACTTATAATCGCGGCTTGCGGACTTCCTAAAAAAAGTTACATCCCCGATTGTTGCCTTGAAGAATTTTGCAGCCATTTTCATAACTCCGGTTGTTTCGTACTAAACAATTACCTCTATTCGAGGTAGCTAGTCAAGCTATCAATGCTATCATTTCTATAAAAAATAGCGGGGATTTCTCCCCGCTTTGTCTTAGCGTGCAGCGCAATGCGTTCTATGGAGAGCTTGAAAAAACTCGCTCTCAAGATCGCGGGAGGGGTTGGCTAAAAAGCGCTGTTTATATGTCGCCGCCACCTCGTCAATCTCAAGATCAGCACCAGGGAAGCCCTTAGCGGTCAGCCGGTCATGGACGCGGCGCATAAGCGCACCCGAAAACTCGCGGCGGCAAAAGCTGTAGCCGTAGAAGAAACGCACCAACTTTGCCCCCTCGGGTTGGGGGTTGTGTGCCGGCTGGCAGCAACCCTTCTGGCCTAGCGTTCCGCGATCTTCAGCGACAATGGCGGAGCCGTCCGGTAACAGCCAGTTGTCAACGCGGTATTCCATGTCGATCGAGCAGTCAAAGCGGGTGGAGCTATAGGATTGCACCACCTCATCCACCAGCGAGGCAAGCGGGCCGTCAACCCATGAGACATTAAGCGAGCCGCCAGCAATCCGCACGGAAAACTTGATGCCTGGAAATTTCTTCTTGAGGGCGGCGCGGACCAGCTTAGCGGTTGCGGCGGGTTTGATATAATCAGCGTCCATATTCTTAGCTCCATGCCCCTGAGACCCCGAGGCGCGGGTAAATCTCTGATACATCGTTTTGAAGTATCTAGTCAAGCTATCTATGATAGCTCAACTAGAAAAAAAATTATTCGCAAATTAGGTGGGCGCGCCCATGGTTCTTGCCGCCGCATGAGCATTCGCACTTGAAGCCCTTTGCCTCAGTGCAACGGGCATCGCAGGCATGGGCGGTGCGGAAACCTGCAACGCGGGAAGCTTGCGCGCGCATCCCGGAGCAGGACGGGCAGCGCGTATCATATCCGGCTTCAACCTTGCGGCCCGTTTCGGTCTCGCGTTCGTAGCGCGGAACGCTGCGCCCATATCCCACGGGCACCATGCGGGAATCATATTCCCGCGCCCATACGCGCCCGCAAGCCTTGTTTCCGCAACGGAAAATAAAGCGGGTTTTCATGCTGCAAACTCCATAGCTGGATTTTTCGGGGGGTGTTGTTTCGTACCATACAAATACCCGCTATCGTGGCTATGTCAACTATCCATAATATCCATGATAGCTAATAATTCCGATAAATCCCAACTTCACAACCGCGAGATTGAGAGCATTCGCAAGCCCGCGGTTAAAACCAGGCGCCCCAAACCAGGCCCTCCGCTCCCCTGGCATAAGTCCACCGCCGCACCGCGACCCCGCCCCCCACGCCAGAGAGAAAAGCCCTCACACGCTATAGGAACAGAAACACCCTCCCCGTAGGTTGCCCGCTGATGTTGACGCAAACGGCAAATATGGAGGCGCCGCCATGATGTTTTGTTAACTGTAACCCGCCCCGGTTACAGTTTTGGTTACTAAAAAACGCTGTGTTTTCAGCGTTGTAACCAATGTAACCAATGTAACCACGGGGAACCCCACACACGAACAACCCACCGTTTCATGCGGTGGGTGTTGTGTATGTGGTTACATTGGTTACACGCGCGGCTTTTATATATATATGTTATTGAAATATATATATAAATAAGGCTCTAAGGCTGTAACCAAGGCTGTAACCAAGGGCGTAACCAGCCCGTAACCAAGCCGGAAACCGATTTTAAAGACCCTACAGGGCATCTTGTTGGTTTCGGCTACCATCCCACCGGAAGCTTGTTTCAAGGCATCACAGCCGCAGGAGATTGACCGCATGACCATAAGAGAGACCGTTCATACCGTTGCCCGGCAGACCATGAAACCGCGCCCTGAACCTGCCAAGCGGGTGCGCGCCACTTCAGAGCGGAAATTGCACAATGTTGACGTTGTGATTGATCGCTGCGGAGCGGAGCGAATTGATAGCGGCGTTATGGCGCTGCACCGCAACGGCTCTCTAACCGATTCAGACCTGCATGCAGCAGAACGGTTTTACGCTGATTATGCGCTTGCGGTGCATGGTGCGCGCGACAGCGAGAAAACCGGAGGGGGTGGAAGCCCTGACAGCATGGGGGTGGCCGTCATCCACGCATCCGCCGCACTGACAGACGCAATCGAGGCGGTGGGAAGTTACGGGAAGGCTATCCTTGTTGCGTTTGTCGTGGACGGCCTATCCCTAGCTAAGATCGCGCAATCAAGGGGCGAAAATAGGCAAGTCCTTACCGGAATTGTGATTTCCACAATTAAGCGGCTGAGCGATCATTACTATGCGGTTGATAACCGTCCGCGTTTTCCAATGAAGCGAGCGCGGAGCGTTCAGAAGCAGTTAGCATCCCTAAAAGCGTAACGATTGCTTGCATTTCACCGGAAACCGCATGAACACCCGTCGCCATGCGAGAGATGGAGAGCAGCCGGGCTTTGAAGGTCCGGCGGTCCCCAAGCGCGCCAAGCGCGCGAGCAAGCGCCGATTGAGCGCCTTCACCAAATAACTTTTGCAGCTTCACGTAAAACTCTGCCGCGCTATCAGAACGCGCGGTTTTGCTGCGGTTTGGATGGTTTGCCATGGTTCACCTCTCCCCGGATTACCCGCCGGGGAACGGGGAAGGGGTTAATGGTGCAGATACAGCGCGAGCAACGCGCCGATTGCAGCGGGAATGATGCCGCCGCCAATAATGGCGGTGAAAAGCGGGAGCCACGGGTGCGCGCGTAACTGCTCGTTAATCATGCGGGTTTCCGCGTTGATCTTGCTTGTTTCCGCGTTCAGGCGGGTGGTTTCCGCAAAAAGCTTGTCAATCTCAAGCGTGCGTAGATCGTCAGTTGAAGCGCTCATTTCGTAATCTCCATGCCCCTGAAACCCCGAGGCGCGGGTGGTTGTATCATTGTGCTACCTCATTATGAGGCATGCCGTCAAGCGGCAATTCAACCGGCAGAACGTCAGCGACGCGGGCGCACGTCATGATTCCGCCGTCAAGCGATATGCCGAATACAGCCGGTTCAGATTGCACCGCGTAGTGACGCGCAACACGAAACACAATGGACGGGTGACGGGGGAGGGAAAAAGCTTTCATGGTTAGCGGTTCTTTCAGTGATAGCACAGATAGAGTTTTTTAAAGGGAAGTCTCAAGGCCGGTCATAGAGCGGAATGTGTCGCGCAACGCTTCTGCATAAATGCCGGTTTCAATACCGCGCGGCTGAAGGTCTAGGTTGCGCAAGCGCCAAGCCTCAAGCGTGTATGTGTCGCTAGGCTGCAACGTCACCCGAAAGCGGTTAATGCCACGCACCGCTAATCGAGCGGGAAGGGTAAAGCTTAGGCTATCGCTGCCTGAGACCAGATTCTTAGCGCCGGTCATGGTCAAAAATTTATGGCCGCCAAGCTGGCTAAGGATTGTGAGGGCAACTTGCTTTGACATTTCGTGATCTCCGTTAAAGGCCAAGGGCCGCAAGCAATTCATCATCCGTGATCTCAGGGAGGGGACCGTCTTCAGGAAGATTTAAGAATTTCTGTTCATCTGCAATTTCACGTTCGTATTGGCGAACCTTCACGGAGCGCATTGTGATTTCCTGGGGGGTTTTCGCCGCAGCTAGGCGGCATAGCTCATGGGAAAGGCCAACCTGCAAGGCTTCAAGGTGGGTTGTGTCGGTCATGGTAGGCTCCGTAATTCGTGTTGAACCGTCATTACGTCGTTTTGAGGTGGTGTGTCAACTATCATGGATAGCAATGATATCAAAAAAATAACGCGGCATTGCGGAGGGTGGCACGGCCAGGGATTGCCCGGCCTTCCTGGCATTGCACGGGGCCAGCAAAAGGCCAGGGATTGCAGGGGTTGCGGCGCGAGAGTGGAGCGAAGCGAAACGGAGCGGCGCAACAGCTTCCGTGCGTTTTTTTGATCGCACAATACATATATGCGCGCGCGAAAATTTGGCCGCGCAAGCCGGGGAGGGGAGGGAGGGCCGAAAAATGCGAAAATTCGCAAAAAATCGCAGAAATCCGCCATTTCTAAGCTATCAAAGATAATTCGGCTATCAGTTGTAGCCACGCTATCACGAATATCATGGATAGGCGGCGCGCCAGCGCTGCGGAGCGTTGCCGCGCCGCTGCTTCTGAACGTGTGCGAGTGCGCAAAAACGCGCGCCAATAAAAAACACAGAACGTTTATTATGGAAAGTCGGGCCAAAAATCGCCCTATATCGCTTGAAAAAACAAAGCTCAATTTTGCGCGTCAATCGCGCTGCAATGTCATGTGTTGCGCTGTATTTTGAGTATTTGCCGCGCGTTGCGTTGCGTTGCGTTGCGCTTGAATACGCTGAAAAACAAGGAAAATCCTCACGTTTTGATCGCATACGTTGCAATAGCGTTGCGTTGCGGTTTACGAACAAACAAGCCGAAAATAACACGCAAACCCGCAGAAAACCTAGCTTTTTTGACGATGTACTATAATAACCATCTGTTTAGTAGAGAATTGACCCCCCCCATACCCTTTTTTTCGAGTATGAGCGGCGTTGGCCTTCCGAAAACCACTGAGGGGAAAATGGGGATTGGGGCCGATTAGGAATGCTCCCGCATCCGTGAAACACCCCTCTTGCCGGGCAATCTAGCCCGTAGGCGCCACGGCGCGGCGGAGGCAGGCCACGGTAGCCGCAGCCACCCGGTAGCCTTCTAAGGCTTTGCAGGGCGTTCCTGGGGCATATGCTCTAGGCGCCCTGCCGCAGCAAAAAAAATCTAAGTATTCCAAGTTGGAGTATAGGAACGCGAAACAGGAAGCCGTATCACTTTTTCATCATCGCGGTGGTGCGCCAGACAGAAAGACGGCGCACCGCCCCACCATCTGAACCGTGAGGCCATTATGAGAACCCGCGCAATTCTATTCGTTCGCGGCGATGTGATAGCGCGCGGCTCGGCCCGGCGGGTTGTGTGGGGCGTTACCTCTGACCGCCTAGTTGCGTTCCCGTTAATTCCTTCGGACGGCGCGACATATCGCAACGCTGTGTCTTTTTCAGAGATTTCGGACGTTGCGGCTATGGGGTGCGGCAAAGGTGATCTAGCGATACGTCCGGCGGTGGTGGCTTCGGCTTCCACCGCCGGGTGGAAAAAGGTTGGTGAGATAACAGCGAGCCGCCTTCAAGAATTAGAGAGCGCCGTTAAGCGGGCCGTGGTGGAGGAATCCACGGTTGCCCGTTGGAGCAAGGCGCCCAAAAAGGTTAAGAATCATGCAAGGCGTGAAAATCTCCGCACGGCAGAAGGCCGCGTTTATCGCAGCGCTTAGCCGGGAGCCGAATGTTGCTGCCGCGTGCAAAGCGGCCAAGGTGGGCCGGTCTGCAATCTACGCCCTGAAGCGAGAGAATGAAGAATTTTCGGAGCTTTGGGATGAGGTGATGCAGACCGCCGTTGACGATCTTGAGGGCGAAGCCTTCAACCTTGCGCGTCACGGCACGCTTGAGCCGGTGGTAAGCGCGGGCAAGCTGATTTTTGACCCTGACACTCGCAAGCCGATGTTTGTGAAAAAGGTTATTCCCGCGCTGATTTTGCGCCTTCTGACTGCGCACCGGCCCGAGAAGTACGCGCCGCAGCCGTCCGGGCAAGCGGCGCTACCGTTTGAGCTTACCCCTGACCCTGAACCCACGCCGGATGAAGCCGGGCCGTCAAAGCCCCTGCTCTAACTCCGGCGCAACCGGAGTTATCGAAATGGCGAAATTTAAAGCAGGCGACAAGGTTTATTGGGCTGGCACCCGAAAGGGCGGGACTCCGGGTGGGATGTGGACGGAGGGTAAAGCTTATGCGGTCAATTCCGACGACAGCATTACCGTTTTTGACGATGACGGCAGGCGGTGGTGGGCCGGGGTTAGAGGTGCCGTCAACGAGTTTAGCCTAACACCACAGGAACCAGTCCCCGCGCGGGCGAAGGCGCCAGCGTTAGTCACCCCGGCGGGATTAGCCGCAATCCAGGCTTGGCTTGATGAAAGTGGGGCGGAACACCTCTCCCCTGGCGACCGCTGCGCCGCCGATCTCATGGACGCGCTCGGAGTCACATGGCGCAAGCGCAGCTATGAAGCCGCGTTGAAGTAATCGCCGCGAGGGCCAACTCGTCGCGGCTCTCACGGAATAATAATGGCAAGAATCCGACCACTACCACCACCTGAACAGATCAGCTTAACCCATAAACAATCAAATATATATCAATGGGGTTTTCAGCCGGAGGCTCGTTTCAGGACGGCGGTATGTGGGCGGCGCTTCGGCAAGACTTACCTTGCCGCGCGCGAAATGAAGCGGGCCGCGCAACTCGCGGCAAAATGGTCCGTTCATCCTGACAATGAAATTTGGTACGGCGCGCCCACCTTCAAGCAGGCAAAGCGCGTTTTCTGGCCTCGTCTCAAGCGTGCAATTCCGGCGCATTGGGTAGAACACAAAAACGAAAACGAGTGCCATCTAACGACTGTGGCCGGGCATACGCTGCGAATTGTAGGGCTTGACCTATATGACAATTTGCGCGGGTCCGGCCTTTTCTTTTTCATTGGCGACGAATGGGCGGACGTTCCACCGCAGGCGTGGATTGAAGTTGTTTCGCCCATGCTTTCGACGGCGCACGGGCACTCTCTGAAAATTGGCACGCCCAAGGGCTTTGACCATTTTTATGACGAGTACGTTTTAGGCCAGGAAGGCGGAGAGGTAGATCATAAGTCCTGGCATTACACCACCCTTCAAGGTGGCAACGTGCCGCAAGCAGAGCTTGAACGCGCCAAGCGCATTTTGGATGCGCGGACGTATGAGCAGGAATATGAAGCGGGTTTCGTAACCTATAGTGGGCGCGTCATTTACGCTTTTGACCGCAAGCTTCATGTGCAAGATTGCCCATATAAGCCGGAGCTTCCGGTTTATATTGGTATGGACTTCAACCTGAATCCCATGTCTGCAACCGTGTGGCAGGAATATGGTGGTGCGATCAGGCAGATTGACGAAATTATCCTGCCCACCTCCAACACAGACGACATGAGCGACGTTATAGCGCATCGGTATGGGCGGCCATCCTTTACGCCGGGCGAGATTGAGGTGGGTCATATTACGGTTTACCCGGACCCTGCCGGAGCGCAAAGCCGCACCAGCGCGCAAGGCCGTACAGACATTTCTATTCTGAGGGGGCGCGGTTTTAGCGTCATGGCAATGTCTAAAGCGCCCCTTATCCGTGATCGCATCACAGAGACAAACGCCCGCTTCCGCAACGCGGCGGGCGATATTCGCGCCTATGTTGACCCGTGCTGCCTTCAAAGCATCAAGGCTTATGAAAAGCAAACATACGTTGAAGGCACGAATGACCCCGACAAAAAGAGCGGGTTTGACCATATCGTTGATGCAACGGGTTACTTCATCTATGGCCGCTTTGCTTACAAACCCGCCCGCTTTAACCAGGGCTTCAATATAGGGCGGTAGCATGCTGACATTTTGGGATTACGCGCATGAGGCGGAGCAAGAGTTTTTAAGCTACCTGCGCCGTGCGTTGTGGGCTTGCTTTTGGCTGTTTGTGGCGTGTGTGGCGCTTTCCGAGGCACCGCAACCGCCGCGTGGCACAGCATTGCCGCCGGTTGTCCATCATGACGGGAACGGTTGAGCATGGATTGGCTTTCCCTCAAGAAAACAATGCCGCAAGACAGAGACTTTTCGGAGCGCACCCGTGACTTGGTGGCGCTTGGGGCGGTGCTGGATGGAACGCAGTATGACCATATAGCTTATGCGTTCAGCGAGGAAACAAACGGCTCTAATGAGTATGTGCCGCTTGACCAGCGCCGCCCGTCCATCAAGACGAATCTTTGCCGGATTGTGGTTGATGATGCCGTTTCGTTGCTGTTCAGCGAGGGTCATTTCCCTTCGGTGCAGGCGAAAGACCAGAACACAGCCGACGCGCTAAATCGCATTATAAAGGCCCGGCAGTTGAATAGCGTCATGATCGAAGCGGCAACGCTCGGCTCCGTTGGCTCCGTTGCCATCTTGATGCGCGTGTTGAAGCGCAAGCTATTCTTTTCAGTTTTGCCCACGGCTTACTTGATGCCGGAGTGGCTGGCTGATGACCCCGGCACGCTTAAATCAGTGCGTGAGCGCTACAAGGTTGCACCGGCAGACTTGATCGAACGCGGATATGATGTTGACCCCAAGGGCGGCTTGCATTGGTTTCAACGTGTTTGGGATGACAATGCGGAAACGTGGTTTCAACCCTGGCCCGTTCGTGGCACCCCGAAGGACTTTGAGCCGAAGGTTGATGAAAAGCGCACAGTGACACATGCGCTTGGGTTTTGCCCTTTTGTTTGGATTAAGAACCTTCCGGGGGGCGAGGGTGTTGACGGGGCTTGCACTTTTAAGCCAGCGATAGACACGGTAATTGAGGGCGACTATCAAATGTCGCAGGCCGGGCGCGGGCTGAAGTACAGCAGCGACCCAACCCTTGTGTTGAAGGACATGGCGGCGGGGACCGGCGCGGCTCCCCAGCGTACCGGCGGCGCGGCCCGTATGCTCTCCATTCAACCGGAGAGTGACGCAAAACTCTTGGAAATCAACGGCACAGCCGCGCAAGCTGTTCTTGAGCATTTCAAGGCACTTCGAGTGCTTGTTCTTGAGATTATCCACGGAAACCGGACGGATGCAGACCGGCTTTCTGCCGCCAGTTCAGGCCGCGCCATGGAGCTGATGAACCAATCGCTTGTGTGGCTGGCCGACCGGATGAAGATTACTTATGCGGAGGGCGGACTTTTGGCCCTTCTCCGCATGATATGCCGCGCCTCCGCAGCGGTGAAGGACGGCCTTATAATCTGTGCGGATGGTGATGACGCCTCTACGGCGGAGGTTGTGGAAAATCTCGACCTTGCAGGAATATCCTTACGCTGGCCGCCCTGGTACGCACCGACGCACACGGACAAGCAAGCCCTCACAACCGCACTGAAGGTTGCGGTTGGTGGCGGGATATTAAGCCGGGAAACGGCTGTTTCAGTACTGGCGCCCCTCTACGATATTGAGGACGTGCAGGCAGAATTGACAAAGATTCTCGCTGACCAGAAGGCGGAGGATGCGCGCGTGAAATCTCAGGCCGCAACTGTTACGGCTAACGAAAATGTGCCCGAATGAGTGACGGGCGCACGCTTTGGGGGTTGGCGATGGAAGCCCCCTTGTGGCCTACGGGGCATGTGAACAATGCGCCCCCTGAAAGGCTTATGGATTTCCTGCGTGAGCATTTTCGCAATCCGCAGGACTTTACCCTTGGCGATTTGACGGCGCTTGGCGGCCTTGTGTCGCGGGCTATCCACCTCATCAAAAACCCGCCGCCGGATGGCCCGGCGCCCCCGCCTGACGGCGGCAGCGCGGCGCCCATGACCCTCGCGGCATAGCAGAGCAGGAAATAAGACGCATGTTCAAGTTTGGTTATCCCTTCGGACCTCAGATTTTGCGAGAGAATGAAGGCGGCGGCGGAAATGGCGGCGGCGGTAGCGATGACGCCAACCGCGCGGGCGACCCCGTGGAAATTGACGGTAGGCTTCGGGAACCCACCCGCTACGAGCGCAGCCTACGCGGGCGCGTGTCCGCTGCGGAGCAGGCGGCCCGCGACGCGCAGGCCAAGGCTGAAGCCGCCGTTCAGGCCGCACAGCAGGAACGGGACGCAGCGGTTGCCAAGGTCCGCACGGACGGCGAGGCACGGTTAATTCGCGCTGAATTGAAGGCGGAGGCCGTCAAAGCTGGCATCCGTGACCTGAGCGACCTTGCAAGCGTGGATGTGTCCGGCCTGAAGTTGAATGAAGCGGGCGACCTTGAGGGCGCGGCGGAGTTCATTGCCAAGCTGAAGGAAACCAAGGCCCATTGGTTTGCGGAAGCAACCGGAGCGGCGAAAGGCACTACCTCTAACACCGAAAAGGCACCTGGTCAGACTAAGACCATAGGCGCCGGTGGTGAAGGTAAGAACGCGCGGGAGATGACCTCCGAGGAATACGCCGCCGCGAAAGCGGCTCTGATGCGCCGCCGCCGCTAACCTGCGCAACCATCCACCAACACAACGCGCCCCGGTCTCCGGGGCTTTTTATTTGAGGCCCTATGGCAATTTCTGATTTTCCCACCGCCCTGCAACCCATCATCCAGCAGGGCTTTTTGGAGCGCGAGTTTGAGCAAGGTTTGCGTGCAGCCGTTGCTTATCGCGCGATTGCTGACCGCGAGGATTTTCCAAACGGCATTGGCGAAACCATCACCAAGACCCGCGCCGGTCTGAAGCCGACTGTTACCACTCCGCTCAATTCCGCCTCCAATACCGGCCTGGATAACGGCATGAATCCAGGCAATAACACGTTCCCGGTTGAGCAGTTTACGCTCAGCCTAAACCTGTATGCTGTCTCGGGCGACCTGAATACGGTTACAACCCGTGTTGGCATCGTGGGGCAGTTCTTGCAGAACGCCCTGACCAATGGCGATCAGGCCATGCGCAGCCTTGACGAATTGGCGCGCAACGCTCTGTTTGGCAGCTATTTTAATGGTAACACCCGCGTTACCACGACCCTAGCCGCCGCTGGACCTTCGATTGCCGTGGATGATATTCGTGGATTTACGCAGGTTCCGGGCGTTGCCGCCCTTGGAACCGTAGCCAACGCATCGCCCGGCGCGGGCGTTAACCCCTCCCCCACATGGGTGCCGGTGGGCGCAAGCAACCCTCTCACGGTAACGGTTGGTTCAAACACTTATGAGGTGGTTGGCTATACGGTTGATGCTAACAACACCTCAAGCCTGAAGTTTTTGGGCGGAGTTTCTGGTACGCTGACCCTCTCCGGCAACGTGACTGTTGCGGACGGGACCGCAGGGAACACCGTGCAGGCTGCTAACGCTTCCACCGTTCTGCGGCCAAATGCGCGCGGGAACAGCTCTTTGTTGCAGGCTGGTGATGTGTTCACCATGAGCGACATTCAGGACGCGGTTGCGTTCTTGGGGGCGAACGGCGTTCCCCGAATTGAGGGTGCATATAACTGCTATTTGGATTCCTATAGCTCCCGGCAACTTTTCTCTGACCCGGATTTCCGGCAGCTTTTCCAGGGGGCGACCTCATCGAATGACGTGTTCAAATATGGGCGCGTGAGCGACATGCTGGGCGTGCGGTTCATTCCCACTACGCAGGCCCCCGTTCAGGCGCACCCCAGCATTGCGGGTCTGAAAATCCGCCGCCCCATCATCTGCGGCCAAGGCGCCTTGATTGAGGGCGATTTTGAGGGCATGGCGGACCCGGACCACGCGGACCAGGGAGGGCGCGGCCCGGTTGAGGTTCACATGGTTGACAATGTGGCGATGACCACCCGTGCCCCCATGGACCGGCTCGGCCAGATCGTTGCTCAGTCTTGGTACTGGATTGGCGGTTTCTGCGTTCCTTCGGACGTGACTACCAGCCCGACCACCATCGGGACCGCCAGCAATTCCAGCTACAAGCGCGCGGTTATTGTTGAGCATGTTGGCTAATGGCGAGGCCGCGTAAGCAAGGTTTGGAAGGGGCGTCGGACACTCCGGCGCCTGACATTCCGCTAATGTCTCGGGGGCGTGTGGCGAAACACACGCCCCTCATTTTCCGGGGGCGGCACCTGCAATTTCGTCCGGGCGTTGAGTTTACGGCAGAGCGCGAGTTGCGTGCGGCTCTTGATGAGAGTGGCGCTGACGTTGATTGGAGTAATGACGCATGACGCAAGCCACACACGGCGCCACCATCGTTCAGGGTGGAATGGTCAGCGATCAAGCCACAACGGCACAGATTCTTGCGCTGGCTACGCCCGGCATGTCCACGGGCACGCCCACCTCAGATTTTACTCTCATCTATAAGGGGCGGCCTCTCAGCTTTCGTAATGGCATTGCCTTCACGGCGGACGCAATGCTGAAGGCGGCAATGGCGGGGCAGCCGGTAACGTGGAGTTCTTAACGGATGGCCGTAGGCGCTAATCAACCGTTTAAGGGCGTTGACAGCCAAGCGATCGCTTGCACTGGGGCGCCCGCCAACGCCGCTCTACCCGGCTCGGGCGAGAGCGTTTTAATTTACAACGCGGGCACTGTGGTGGCCTTTGTGCTGTTTGGAGGCAATGCGGCCTCGGTCTCTGAGCCTCAAACCTACGGATTAGCAATCCCGCCGGGCGGCTCTCGGCTGCTTGGCGTGTCAAAATTTGACAATTTCATCGGCGCCGCATTTGCCGCTGATGGAACCGGAACCGGCACGCTCTATGTATCGCGCGGCTCCGGTACGGTTTACTAGCCTTGTCCGGCTCGGCCCCCCCCGCCACCGCATACAGCCCCACAATCTCAACCACGCCAGTAGGCGGCAATTATTCGGCCAACTTCAGCACAGCGGCGCTTGAGGCTTGGGAAAAGGCAGACGTGCGCAGGTTTTGCGGATACCCGCCCTATGGCGGCGCGGGAATGTCTGGCTTTTGGGGGTTTCGTTTCTTCCAAGCCTACGGCTTGCTTGAATACCGCATGACAAACCTTGCGCCCTACGAGTTTCAAGTGGTGCGCTATCATCTAAACTACTTGGTGCAGCTTGAAGCGGCGCAGGCCACGGCCTCAGATAACCTTGACACTAATCAAGCATCTGTCTGGCTGCACAACCAAAACGAAATCCGTGACCGCGCCATTCTGTTTGACGAATGGCGGCGCAAGCTATGCAATGCCGTGGGTATTCCGCCGGGGCCGCAGCTTGAGGGAGCGGCAACCGGGAGAATCACGATTTAATGGACGCGGCAACCATCCAGGCGAAAATATGGGCCGGGTATGGCAAGGCCGCGTCTCGCGTGGGCGCGCTATACCAACAGTTCCGGCCAACAGATCCGTTGGCGCCCATGGCCAAGGCAAAAGGCACCATCTACGCGGCTTTTGACGCGGGGAATTACAAATTCAACGCCCCGCAAGGGTATGGCAAGCCAACGTGGCGCGCCCTGTTAGATGGCCGAAGCACCGCCGTAGGCGATATTCTCAAAGGCGCCGGTGGAACATTCTTCATTGTAGGGCAAGACGCGCTCCTGCCTATCCTTGCCGTGCAGGCAAACGCCACGGTTACGGTTTACAAGGCGGCTGCACCCGCAGGCTATGGGGTGCAGCCGTATGGGGGCGACGTGGAGGCCACCCGGCAAGAAATCATGGCCGGTTGGCCCGCCTCAATTCTAAGCGGCTCCCACACCCCGGAAAATGGCCCCGTGGGCTTGCCGGGTGATGCCCGCACCCCCTGGAAAGAGGTTTTGCTCCCGGCCATCGCTGGCGTGACCATCACAACCGATAATTTTATCACGGACTCAGCAGGCGCCCGCTTCCAAGTGAGCGATGCGGAGCTAACATCTATGGGATGGCGCCTAGCGGCAACGCAGCGCGAGGCTTAATGGCTGATATTTCTGACGTTGCGAACGCGCTGGTAAGCGCGTGCGCCGCCGCGATCTATCCCGGCGGCGCATCCGCAAGCGTGACCGGCGCAAATACGCGGGTCTATTACGGCTGGCCGGTGGCGGAAAATTTGGACAATGACGGCGCGGCAGGCATCGTCAACGTGTCCGTGTTCGCATCCACCAACATGACGAAACTTACAACGCGCTATCCGATTGATTGGGGCGCCATGGTCACGGTGCCAACGGTTACACTTACGGCCACCTTGAGCGGGCAAGTCATTACGCTCGGTGGGACGGGTGGAGCGGGGCAGAATTTTGGAATATTGGCAGGAAATACCGCTTATATTCACTCCGTTACGGCTTCCGATACTCCCGGCACCGTCGCCGCCGCGTTTGCTGCGGCTCTTGGCGCGGTTGGTGTTACAGCTTCGGGCGACGCAATCACTTTTCCCGCATCCCTTCCCGTGTACGCGGCCCGCGTTGGCGCGGTGGGGCAATGGCTTGGAGAAATGCGCAGGCAAGAACAGGGTTTTCTTGTAACCGTGTTTGCGCCAACCCCGGCGCTTCGGGATGCCACGGCAGCAGCGATTGACGGCGCCTTGGCCGGGGTCAACTGGCTGACGCTGGCGGACGGTTCAAGCGGGCGCCTCCTTTATCACAGCAGCCGCTCAGATGATAAGCCGGGCGTTGCGACCGTGTGGCGTAGAACGCTGACATATACGGTTGAGTACGCAACAACACAGGCTTTTGCAGCCGCCCAACTGCTTTTTATGGGCCTAACGGTTACGGCAGATGGGAGCGCGGTGAACATGCCGCCCGGCAATCTGATGCCATCCACAATCATTCAAATTTAACCGAGGTTTTATGGATATTGCCCTGACCGTGCGCGCCGCTTTCGGCGCGTACTCCATTGGCGACGTGATTACGGAACCGGAGGCCGTGGCCGCCGCTCTGAAAAGCCACCCCTCTTATGTCACCCGGCGCCCGGCGCCTTCCAAACCGCAGGCCGCCGGAGGCTAATAAATGCCGATTGTAAAGCAAGGCTCTCTTAATACCACCGCGCTTGTGGTGCCAGATTTCTATGTGCAGATCGTTCCGCCGCAGGTGCTTAACCTCAACGGCGTCCCCACCAATGTTATTGGCGTTGTAGGCACAGCTAGTTGGGGGCCGTTAGATTCTCCCGTGGTTTTCGGCAATTCGACTGAATATAATGCCACCTTCGGCCCGATCATGGCGCGCAAGTATGACATGGGCACACAAGTTGCAACGGCCATTCAACAAGGCGCCTCAAGCTTTGTTGGCGTGCGCGTCTCAGACGGCACAGACGTTGCAGCCGTGAGCAATGCCACCACTCCAACCACATACACAGCCAAATATACAGGGACGCAAGGCAACAACCTGACCGTTACTCTTGCCGCCGGGTCCGCTGCTAATTCTTGGATGGTGACGGTGGGCATGCCTGGGCAGGCACCGGAGATGTTTAATAACATTCCAGGGCCTCCCACGACTTCCCCAAGTTCTTCCGACCTCAACACCTTCTGGCAGGCGGTTGCCACGGCAATCAACAACGGCACGTTGTTGCGCGGCCCGTCGCAGTTTGTGACCGCAAGCTTCACTACCGCCGCAACCCCGCCCTCCCCCGCCGCCGCTACCTATACATTCAGCGGGGGCACGGACGGCGCTTCAACCGTTACCGCCTCCACCCTGGTAGGTACAGACATTTCACCGCGTACCGGCATGTATGCCTTGGAGAAGCAGGGCGTTAGCATTGGTGTTTTGGCTGATGCGGATGATTCGACGCAATGGAGCGTTCAGGCCGCTTTCGGTTATACCATTGGCGCCTATATGATTCTAGCCAGCCCGGCCAGCCAGACAATCGCCGCCGCCGTGAGCGCAAAAGCGGCCGCCGGGATTGATGACTATTCAGCCAAGATCATGTTTGGCGACTGGATTTATTGGAACGATCAAACCAACAACGTGACGCGGCTGGTTTCGCCGCAGGGGTTTGTTGCCGGACGGCTGGCAAACCTGTCACCGGAGCAAAGCAGCCTGAATAAGCCGCTTTATGGAATCGTCGGCTCTCAGAAATCCGGGGCACCCGGCTCAACCACTTTTAACACCTATTCGGCGGCGGACCTTTCCGCGCTGCTTTTGGCGGGCATTGACGTAATTGCTAACCCGGCGCCCGGCGGCAATTATTGGGCGGTGCGTGGCGGCCACAACAGTAGCACAGACGCGGCAATTCAGGGTGATAACTACACGCGCATGACAAATTACATTGCCGCCACCCTGGCGGCAGGTATGGGCATATTCGTGGGTAATCCAATCAACCTTGGGCTGATGCGTTCCGCGCGATCTACCATGTTGACCTTTCTGAAGAACATGCTTGGGCAGAACATGCTTGCGCTGCTTGTAGATGGCAGCTTGCCCTATTCTGTGATTTGCGACGCAAGCAACAACCCGCAGAGTCGCGTCTCTCTCGGCTACATGCAGGCGGATGCTGCCGTGACCTATCAGGCAATCAATGAGAAATTCATTGTGAACATGCAAGGCGGTCAGACCGTTGTTCAGCCCGCACGGCAGGCGACGCAGGCCAACGGCTGATTTCTCAACTTAACTCAGGGAGAGGGGGCGCGCCCCCTCTAGTGAATGTCGAATCAGTTTAACCTAGGCCGCGACTGTCAAGTGACCTTGCAGGGGCCTTATGGCACTGTGAAACTATCTATTGTGACCGGCTTTGAGGCGAAGCAGGTCGTTAATAACGTGAAGGTTGACCCGCTTACCGGGCCACCACTTAACGCAAAAGTCCCGCGCGGTTGGAGCGGTTCTTTTTCGGTTGACCGCGCCAGCGATGCGCTTGACTCGCTGGTTTCTCAGATTGAGCAGGGCTTTTGGGCAAGCGGCGCCTTGGGTTCGTGTGATATTTACCAATACATCACCGAATTGGACGGCTCTACCACCACATATCACTTCGACAACGTGGCAATCTCGCTTTCCAACGCAGGCAACTATCAGGCCGATCAGGCCGTCAAGCAAACGCTTGAGTTTGACGCAAGCACACGCAAGAGGGTGTAACCCATGGAAGAAAATACCCCCCTCCCCCCGTCAGCCGCGACCGTAAAAACGGCAACGCTTGAGAGCGTTGTTACGGATGCGAAGGGGCGCAAGATCGCTTTTCGCCCCCTCGGCATCTTAGATCAGGCGCGAATTTATAAAGCTGTGGGCGCGGACAATTCTGAGAACGGCCCTTACGTCCGCCTTGCAACCATGGCCGCTTCTGTTACCTCCATTGACGGCGTGCCTACTCCGGCCAGCCCAACTAATGACCGCGAGGTTGAAGCAGCTATTGCGCGGCTGGGGGACGAGGGCTTTTTAGCCCTCTCCCTCGACTTGAACGCCAAGGCTGAAGCCGCCATTGCTGCCGCCCAGGAGGCGGCGGCCTCCGCAAAAAACTAGCAACGCACTCCGGCTTTATATCAGCCCTCTGGCTGGTTAAAAACGGGGTGCCGTATGACGTGGCTATGTGCATGCCGGAAGATGAAAGGCTTGCGCATTGCGTGGTTTTTGGAGAGTTTGAAGGAAATTCCTTCGATTGGTCCGCCCTAAAATGGCGTGAAAGGCCCTCCGCATGAGGGAATTTGACTTAATGGGGTTCGCTGGGCATCTGGCGGACCTCTCGATTGCCGTTGAGCATGAGAAAATTGAGGCGTTAACCCGCGCCGCCGTGGTTGTGGAGACCGCAGCAAAGGGCCTTATTGGCCACGATGAAAACCCCGCGGTTGGTCCGTATCCTGCTTGGGCCCCCCTGGCGCCGGATACGATTAAGGAAAAGACGGCCCTTGGTTATGTGGGGCGCATCTCCGCTTATGATACTGAGTACCGCACCGGAGAGTTAGAGCAGAGCATCCATAAGTCTATCAACGCCGCTGGCGCCGTTGTAGGTTCTGCAAGCGAGGTGGCGTTGGTGCAAGAGGAAGGCGACCCGGCCCACAATTTGCCGCCGCGTAGCATATTCGGCGCGGCCGGGTTTAAGTCATCGCAAAAAGTTGCGGAGATAATCGGCGCAACTGTGGTTGATATTTTTAAGCGTTAATTTACCAACTCACATAAATCACGCCAAGCAAAAACGCCCACAAGATCGCAACAAAGGCCAGCTTGGCCCCTAATAAAAACCAGCCAAAAACGCTGCGTTGTTTCGTACCAAACAAAAGGACTCTCCCTTGATTGATGCCTACAAGATTGGCGTAAGCATAGCGCTGACCAACGGCGTCTCGCAAGTTCTTCATGTAATTCAGCGTGACGTGATGGGGCTGAAGAAATCGGTTGATTTCACAACCGGCAGTCTTGACCGCATGAAGATTGCGGCGGCTGGCTTTGGCGCTGTGATGTTGGGGGGCGGCGCTCTTACGGCAATGACAAAGCTTGTGGATAAGGGGCAAGCTTTCGTTCAGCAGCAATCAGCCATGAAGCAGGCGGGCATGTCGCAGGCGCAAGTTGCGCAGGCTACCGCGACGGCGTGGCGCATGACGCAAACCGTCATGACCTCCAACGCCACCGATAACCTGAAGCTACTTCAGGACTTGAAAAACACGCTTGGCAGCATGAATGAGGCCGTTTCGGTTTCAAACCCCATGGGCCGCGTGGTTGCCGTTCTTGGGAATTTGACCGGCAAGCCCTCCGAAGGCGAAGGCTACGCCCTGGCAAAGTTTTTAGATCAGAGCGGGCGCTTAGTTGACCCGCAGACCGGGGAAATCAGCCCGGCCAATATGCTGAAGTGGGCGCGCATTGCTGAAGGCATTGCCGCCGCCACGAATGCCCGCGTTGACCCGCGCCAAATGCTCAATTTTCAGGTTGGCGCCAAGGCGGCTGGCTCACAGCTATCAGAACAAGGGTTTCTTGATTTTGTCCCTACGCTTCTAGCGAACGGCGGTTCCAAGGCGGGCACCTGGCTAGGCTCTCTTGAAGCGCAAATGTTGGGGGGCATTCAATTTTATTCGCAATCGGTCCGCTCCTTTGAGGGAATTGGCCTCTTGGACCCGCGCAAGGTTCACAAGGGCGGTGGCGGGCGTTTCGCCATTGGGGATGGCGCATGGCAACAATCGGACCTTTTGCGACATGACCCGGCAAAATGGGTTTGGGACGTTCTTATTCCAGACCTCAAAAAGCACGGCTACAAAACGATAGACCAACAGGTTAAATTCCTTCAGCACACCGGATTACGGCAGACCGTTTCCGGGTTGCTGGTTGAGTTGCTTCGCAATGAAACAGCCGACAAGCGAGACATTAAAAATGTTGGGACGGCGACAAGCGTAGATCAATACAAGATTATGCAAAACACGTCGCCAACGGCGCAGCTAGATGCGTTTAACCAAGCGTGGAATAATTTGTTGACCGCCTTGGGTTCCCCCATGGTTGGAACGGCCTATCACATGCTTGACCGTGTAACGGCTGAAATCAACAAGCTTGGAGCGTGGGCGGCGGCGCATCCGAAAGACATTCTTGCCATAGAGAAAATGGTTGCCGCTATCGCCGGTATTACAGTGGTTATGGGCAGCGCTGCGGTGGTGGGTGCGGCTGTAACTGCCTTGGGCGCCCTAGCGGCTCCCACGGGCCTCCTAGCCCTCGCGGCGGGCATAGCAGCGCTAGGCGACGCCTTCCCAAAAATTCCCAAGTGGCTGATTCACATGGCGGAGGGCGCAGCGGTAGGGGGCGCGGCTGGCGCCACCGGGGGCGCTTTTGTTGGTGGCGTGGGCGCTGCCCCAGGTGCCGTTGTGGGGTCTATGGTGGGCGCTGGGGTGGCTGGTGCTGATGAGGTTGGCAAGTGGCTTGCTCATGTCATCATTGGCGCCCAAACGGAACAAAAAGCAGCCCCACCGGCCCATTGGATTACTAAACGCGAAAAAAACGGTGACTTGATTTTTTCGGCACCGCCGCAACCCACGGCGCCCCCCACAATTTCGCCAACGGCTCCGGGTGTAGGTTTTAGACCTCAGTATGTGCCCCCCGCGAAGGATAACAGCACAACGCAGGTTCACACGGTAATCAAGCTAGATGGCCGCGTTTTGGCGCGACACGTCAGCGAACATCAAGCCCGTGCCGCTAACCGCCCGCCGGCATCCGGCACAGCCTTTGACCCCAGCGCCGCGCCACTCTACCCCAGCAGCGGGAGTTAACCTTGAGCTTCCTTTCAGCAGCTTTTGCGCTCACTGGTGCCCTTGCGGGTGCTGGTGGGGGCGTTACCCTGGCCGGGGTACATCTCACGGGGCTTTCAACCCCGGAAAAGATCAATTTTGGCGGCGCGCAAATGGTGGCGGTTCATAAACTGCCCGGCGGGGACCGAATTGTTCACGTCCTTGGCGCTGATGAAAAAGACATAAAATTCTCGGGCATCTTCTCCGGTGCTGGTGCCGTCTCTACAGCCTTAAAAATTGACACCGCGCGCAAAGCGGGCATCCCCGTAGCGCTAACTTGGCCCGGCTTCCACCGGCAAGTTGTGATTGCCGAATTTGATTGCAGTTATGAATCCGGCGGCTTTTTGTTGCCGTATTCGGTGCGTTGCATTGTTGTCCCCTCACCACCCCCCGCACCAAAACCAACACTTCTCGGCTCTCTCGGCAAAGACGTTCAGAAATCGCTTGGAATTACGGGAATTGTTAGCTCCGTTCAAGGCATTGTAAAAAAAGCCGATGCGCTGACCTCGCCGCTCCTGGCTGATGCGCAAGGCGCCCTCCTTTCGGTTCAGGGCGTTCTGCCTATCGCTGGCGCGCTCACGGGGGGGAGCGCGGCCTTTTTGTCTGTGCAGGGGGCAATCAACAAAGCTTCCTCGCTGACCGGCGCAGCGGCGTCCCTAGCGGACGGCAATATGAGTGCGGTGATTGACGCAGCAAGCAGCGTGGGGGGGGTTATCGGCGGCTCCAATGGCGCAACGGCGATTTCAGCCCTGACCACCGCCGCTAGTGCGGCGGGCGATCTCGCCAACACATTAGCAGCCAATGGGTTTGTCAAACGCATGGCGGCGAACATTCAGGCGGCGATATAATGAGCGAGACCGTAACAGTATCAAACACAACTTTGTATCATGTGGCAGCGGAAAAGCTGGGTGACGCAACACAGTGGATTGTTTTAGCGCAAATAAATGGCCTAAGCGACCCGCAAATAACTGCGCCGGTTTCTTTGAAAATCCCCAGCGCACCACCGCCCTCAACTGACGGAATCCCTCAACAGTAATGACAACGCTTTACCCTACTTCAACCGGAGTCCCCACGGCTTCGGTTGTTGCCCCACGCCTGCGCATAACGATAAACGGCGCAGATCAGGCGGGCGCAATTCACGCTGACATTGACCAGACCGGGCACTACGGAGCGGATACGTTTGAGGCGGAGATAGCGTTAGGTAAAAGCGGAGATTATTCGCTTGCTTGGTGGGCCGATCAACAGAACATAGATGTTCAGATCAGCGTTGCGGCCTCAAACGCTGGGGCTTCGGAAAGCTGGGTTCAGCTTTTTGACGGCATTGTTGACACTGTGGACTTTGATATTGCGCCACAGGTAGTTCGCATCTCAGGCCGTGACAGATCCTCCCTCTTAATCGACGCGCCAACGCAAGAGGCTTTTCCGAACAAAACCTCAAGCGAAATCGCAACGCTCCTGGCGGAGCGTCATGGGCTAACGCCAAATGTAGCCACAACAACAATCTTGGTTGGGCAGTATTACCAGCTTGAACACAGCACTGTCACGCTAGGCGCTTTTTCGCATCAAACGACAGAATGGAACCTGCTAATTTATCTTGCGCAAAAGGAGGGCTTTGACCTTTGGGTTTCAGGAAATACGCTCAACTTCCAACCGGCGCAGTCTAGTTCAGGTTCGCCCATTGTTGTGAGTTATAAAGCGCCCTTCGTTGCCTCTCCCTATCCAGTTATGAGCGTGGAAAACCTACAACTTTCCCGCAACCTACGACTGGCAAGCGATATTGAAGTGACAGTGAAAAGTTGGGACAGCCGCGCTAATCGGGCTTATGAGCGCGTTGTGAGGCTTCCGGGGGTTCACTCAACCGCAACCTCAACGGTTGTAAACTACGTTGAAGTAAAGCCGGGCCTGTCTCCGGCTGAAGCCCTCAAATACGGCCAGACGATGCTTGCGCAGCTATCGCGGCATGAGCGCGTTATTCATACTGAAATGCCAGCCGATACTACGACGACACCGCGCCAAATGGTGCAGCTTTCCAGCACGGGGAGCGCCTTCGATCAGCCTTATTATATAGATTCAATACGGCGCTCCTTGGATTGTAACGGCGGCTTTACGCAAACGATTAGGGCAAAAAACTCAAGCCCACGGACGCAACAAACGGTGATTTAATTGCATGAATTTTTAAACGCCATGAAGCGCGGCTCGCAGGACATTGCGCGGCGGCTGGCTCAAGCGCGCTACGCCACGATTAAAAGCGTGGACCCGGACAGTTACGCGGTTAAGGTTCTCATCCAACCTGAAGGAATCTTAACCGGCTGGCTTCCATGCGGGGCCGCAGCGGTGGGAATCGCGTCTATTTCGGTCCCGCCAATTCCTGAAGATCAGGTGATTGTAGAACCCATGGAAGGCAGCGCGCAACATTGGGCTATCATTGCCCGCGTGTTTAGCGCTACGGCGCGGCCTCCTATTAGCCCGGCAACAAATAAGCCGGTTCAGTCTGGTGAAATTGGAATTTTCACCCCCGGCGCGTGGCTGCATTTTACGGGTGGCAATGTTTACGGCGCGGCAACCGATTGGAACCTAAGCGGAAATCTCAATGTCACCGGGGGCATAAATGCGACACACGACGTTGTGGCAGATTCGGGAGGTTCAACCGTTAGCCTAGCAAATCACGATCATAAAATTTCCGGGGTTCAGTTTGGTAGCTCCACGCTCACGACCAGCGCCCCCGTACCGGGTTCATAGCCCGTGGCTGATTTATCGTTGGATGCCGGAGGTGATCTTGTTTTAAGCGCCACCGGAGACTTGGCCACGGCTTCGGGAAGCCGTTACACGCAACAGCGCCTTTTGCGGCGCCTTTCGTCAATGCCTGCTTCTTACATCTGGCACCTCCCTTACGGTGGCGGCCTTCCTGCTTTTGTAGGGCGCCCAACCAACGCTGAAGCGATTGAAGCAGTTATTCGGGAGCAGTTGGCGCTTGAAGCGGGTGTTTCAGAGAACCCGGCCCCTACAATCACAGTTGACGCGGAACCAAACGGCCAAACATACGCGACCATTCGCTATGTGGACGCGGCAACGGGACAGACAGAAACCCTTTCGATGCCGGTGGGGCAATGACTCTTTCACTTCAAAATTTCACTTCTCTTGTGCAGGGTGCGGCGGCTGCGGTGCAGGGCGCATGTTCGACGCTGCTTGACCTCACAGTTGGTTCAGTGCTGCGGGCGATCTTGGAAGCCAATGCAGCGCTTGGTTTGTGGATGCAATGGCTAATCGTGCAGGTTCTAGCCGTTTCAAGGCTAAACACCTCAACTGGCAGCGACGTTGACAGTTTTATTGAGCAGTTTGGCATGTCGCGCCTTCCTGCCATTGCATCCTCGGGCCAGCTTACCTTTTCGCGGTTTACTGCTACCGGCTCGGCTTTTGTCGCGGTAGGCGATCAAGCACGCACCGCAGGGGGGGCATATTTCACGGTAACAGCCGACACCTCAAACCCTGTCTATTCCGCCGCCCTGGCTGGCTATGTCGTGGCCGCCGGGACGGCAAGCATTACCGTTCCAGCCGTTGCGGCTGCCGCTGGTGCAGCCGGAAACGTGCAGGCCGGAGCGGTCAATCTGCTCGGCAATTCAATCTCAGGCATCGACACGGTGACGAACGCCGCCGCGTTTACCGGAGGCTTGGATGCAGAATCCGATACAGCTTGCATTGCCCGGTTTCCGCTCTTTTTAGCCAGCCTCGCGGGGGCTACCGTAAACGCGATTAAAGCGGCCATTGCGGGGGTTCAGCAAGGGCTTGATTATGCCATCTCCGAAAACGTCAACACTCAGGGGACCGCTCAGCTTGGCAATTTTGTGGTTACGGTTGATGATGGGAGCGGCAACCCTTCAGCGGCGTTACTGGCGGAGGTTAGCGGCGCTGTAAACGCGGAGCGACCAGTAGCCACAAGCTACTCAGTACAGGGGCCTACCGTCACATCCGCCGCCGTGACTTTCTCCTTTGATGCGCCTTCTACAATCAAAAGCAGCTTGATTGGCCCGGTACAAACCTCAGTAACAAACTTCATTAACCGGCTGACGATTGGCCAAACCCTTTCGCTCTCTCGCGTGTCAAATATCGCCTACAACGCAAGCGAATACATCTCAAACGTAACAAATGTGTTGATTAACGGGGTGGCAAGTGACTTGACACCTTCAGCCATGGGGGTTGTTCGCGCTTCCAGCGTGGTAGCCTCGTAATGGCAACAGGCGATCAATCGGATATGGTAACGCGCTTAAAGGCGCTGTTGCCTCTTGGATGGTTTGGCAGCAAGACGATAATTCTCGACGGCCTATTGAATGGCCTTGCCTATGTTTGGGCTTGGGTCTTTAGCCTTACGGAGTGGGCGTTTAGTCAGCTTCGGCTCTCAACCATGTCTGGAAGCTTTCTTGACATATTTGCAGTTGACTATCTTGGGCCTAACTTCCTTAGAAAGTCCAACGAGACAGACCCCGCTTTTCGGTCTCGGATTTACGGGGCGCTTGTGCCCCCGACAGGTACGCGGGCAAGTTTAATCGCTGCTATTTTCAAGCTTACTGGACGAAAGCCAGAAGTCTTTGAGCCTAGAAACCCTAGCGATACAGGCGGCTACGGCAGCTTATCAACCCCCGCGTGGACTGGCCTAGCATACGGCGTGGCGGGGGGTTATGGAAGCCTCAACCTGCCTTATCAGGCGTTTGTAACGGCATATAGGCCGCTCTCCCAAGGCATGCCCTTGATGGCGGGCTATCAACCGGCAGACGTTCTTTCTACCTCCACGATTTACGCGCCCCTCGGCTACGGCGTGGGGCTTGGCTCTTATGTGGATTATTCACAAGCTTTCGACGCTGCAACAGATAGCGACATTTATGCAGCGATAGCGGCGGCAAAACCCGCCGCCTCGATCATGTGGACACGCATTAAATCTTAAAAAAACAGGATTATGTCTTGGATAGAGTAATCGTTTACCCTAGCGCGATTCCGCTAGATACGGATATTTTGCAGCCCCAGCGGAATGAAATGGTTTCGCTTGGCTGGCTGTTGCAGTCTGTAATGGGCACCGAAACGGGCGCCGTTGGGTTGACCTGCACCCCCACGAACCCGGCAAGCCTAACCGTGAATATTGGTCCGGGCGCAATTTGGGCAAAATCCGAGGTTGATGCCAATTCCTTCGGCTCTCTCGCTGCGGACTCATCCCCGCTTATGAAGATGGGTATTGCCGCAGAAGCGGCAGGAACCGATTTCACGCTTGCCGCTCCAGGTACGGCTGGCCAGTCAATCAATTATCTGATTGAGGCGTCCTTTGAAGAAGCAGACACAGACCCGGTTGTTCTGCCTTACGTTAACGCGGCAAACCCTTCTCAGCCATTCTCAGGGCCTAACAACTCTGGTGCTGCACAGAACAAGGTTCGCGCGCAAAAGGTTGCGCTTCAGCTTAAAGCCGGAGCAGCAGCAACGGCAGGCACTCAAGTTACGCCCGCCGTTGATGTTGGGTGGATTGGCCTTTATGTCGTTACGGTTAACTACGGACAAAGCGCCATCACCTCAACTTCAATCGCGCAATATGCAGGAAACGCCTTTCGCGGCCCTTCTCTGCTTGAGGTTATACAGTCCGGCGCGACGAATTTTGCTGTTGATAGCAGCCCCACGGCAAACGCTGTTATTTTGGCGTTCCGGCCCGCGCTGACAAACACCACGCGGTTGACGGGAACCCGCATTGCCTTCCAGGCGGCCAATTCCAACACGGGCGCAACCAGCCTGACAGACGGCGTTTCGACCTGCACCCTATATGCCAACGGCGCGGCTATGGTGGGCGGCGAAATTGTGGGGGGCGCCCATTATGTTGCGGAGTATGCCGGAAACAATCAGTATAACCTGATTGCACAGAGCGCCGGAGAGGTTGCGGTTTCCGCCGCCACGCATGCAACGCATGCTGTAAATCTTGGCCAACTTTTTGAGACCCTTTGGCCTACGGCCAACGAAACCATTAATCCTACCGCTTTTTTTACGGTGGTTCTTCCCTCTGAAAGCAGCGGCGGCCTTACCTTGCCCTTGAACAAGGGGACCACGCCGGGGCAGCGCGTTTTTATCTACGGCACCAACAGTGGCCCCGTAACGATTGCCACGGTAGATAATACTTTCAATATCCAATCCCCAAGCGTGATGCAAAACTCTTACACTCTGCCAAGCGTGTACGGTTGCTATGTTGAATTTCTTTGGGATGGCCTTGATTATCGCTATCAATCCGGCTCTCAGCCTGAGATTAGACCCGCCGTGCAAAGCTACCAGCCGCCTACACTCGGGCAAGTTCAGACTGCACTCAATGGCGTGGCGGCCTTCAGTATGCCCCGCCCGGGCGACCTGAACGCCGCTGGCTTGGGATGGAGTTCGTGGAACGCGGGGGACGGAAATATTCCCGTGGCTGGCTCTTACGGCATCGCTTGGACGGTTTCACAGACGGGAAGCGCCACCCCCAGCGCAAGCAACTGGCTGACGCAAATTGCCTGGACAACGGCGGGCTTGCAATTCGTGAGGCAGAATGTTGATAACGCGGGCTGGGGGGCTTGGTCTCAGGTAGCCACAACCGCCGATCTTCAAGCATCTCAGGCGGTGCAGGCTACCTATTATAACGCGATCAACTACACCGCCAACTCCGTTACGAACATCACAACGTCCGTGACGTTTACAGCGCCAGCTACCGGAAAATTAGAGGTTATTGCAACCGCTGATTATTATTCGGGTTCAACTGACCTGTCAGTTTCAGCAACCAATGGAACGGTTGGATTTTTCCAGGCGTCCCGGTCTCCCGCTTCAGCGGGCGGCGCAGGCGCGGGGGTTGGGATTGTATCCGTGACAGCGGGGCAAAGCGTGACCATTCAGGCCAGCGCTTCGCAGGCCAGCGGCGGCCCGATGAATGTTGCGCTTTATGCCAAGTATATCTAAGGGGCTTATCCTTGCAGTATTATCTTTTTGAGGCAAACGGCGCCATGGGCGCCGGGGTTGCTTATGACGACACGCTTCCTTCTGGTGCCGTTTCCTGCACACAAGCGCAGTATCAGAACCCGGATGCCTGGGCCATTAGCTCCGGGGCTATCGTGGCTTCAACGCTCACTCTAGCGGCTGCGCAGGCCGCGCAACTCGCGGCTCTCAATCAGGCTTGTGCCTCGGCAATCACCGCGGGCTTTTCCGCCACGATTAACGGAGCATCCGCCACGGTTACGCTTTCCGCTTCCGATCAGGCAAACATGACCATGAACGCTGCCACGGCGCAAACCGCGTTGCAGGCAGCAGCATGGGCGAGCGGGGCAACCTACGCCAAAAACGCGCTGGTTATTGTGGGAGGCGTTCCCCTGGTGACGTTTAGCGGGGGCGTATCTGGAACCGCAGCGCCCGCAGCGCCCACGGCGTTTCAGTCTGCCGTCACGGATGGTGCTGTGACGTGGTATAAGCTTGGCTTTTGGCTTGGCACCTCCACCGGCAACGTGATGATTGCCCCCGCCGACATGATTCAGGTGTGCGGTGAAATGGTTGCGCATATCTCTCAATGCCGCAGCAAGTATGAAACCTTCAAGGCGCAGGTGCAGGCCGCGACAACCGTTGCGGACGTTCAGGCGATTGTCTGGCAGTAATCCAGACGCATAAGGCGCCTTCAGGCGCTTCTTTTTTAAAGAAGAACAATGACAAAAGATAAAGAAAAAACCTTCACCGTTGATGATTTGACGGCGGAACGCATCGCGGTACTGGTTGAGTTGGCGGAAAACGCCCGCATTGGAAAGAAAATGCTGCATTGGCTGGTTGTGCTGGGCACAATCGGCGGCAGCATCGCGTTTTTCGCAAACAATGTCATGTCTTTCCTAAAGGCCATGCGTCCTGGGGGCATCCACTAATGGCCCGTTCTGTCTCGGCTGACGCACTCACCGCAGCCCGCAACGCCTTGGCTGAATACGGCAGCCTGCGCAAAGCAGCGGCGGCTCTCGGCATTCCCCACACCACCCTTCAATCCCGCATTGCCATGGCTGAGCGGAAGCTTGAGCGTGAGGAAACCGGCTTTGATATGCCGGAATTGCCTTCCACACTACCCACCGCGCAAGCGCTGATTGAGCGGCGCAAGGCGGAGTTTGAGCGCGTGGACGCTGCAAAGCAGGCTAGGCGCTTGATTGACGTGCCGGTGAAATTGGCCGGGCCGGTTGGTGTGTCGTGGTTTGGCGACCCGCACCTTGATGACCCCGGCACTGATATTGCCCTGGTGGAGCGCCACGTTGAGCTAGTGAAGCGCACGCCGGGTCTTTTCGCTGCGAATATCGGGGATACTGGAAACCATTGGGTAGGGCGCTTGGCCCGGCTCTATGGCGAACAGTCCACCAGCGCGGCGGAGACTTGGGTGCTAGTGGAGTGGCTAATTCAAGCCCTTCCCTGGCTTGTGATTATCAATGGTAATCATGGTTGCTGGAATGGTGCGGGAGACCCGTTGCGGTGGCTTATCCGCCAGCAGCCGGGCGCCTTTGATGACAATGGCGTGAGGCTGAATCTCACTTTTCCGAACGGAAAAAAGATCCGTGTCAACGCCCGTCATGACTTCCGGGGTCACAGCATGTGGAACCCGGCCCACGGGCTTGCAAAGGCCGTGCAAATGGGTTGGCGCGATCATCTGCTTGTTGCCGGTCATACCCACGTTACCGGCTACAACGTGCTTAAAGACCCGGCCAGCGGCCTTATATCCCATGCGTTGCGGATTGCCAGCTACAAGACCCACGACCGCTATGCGGACACGCTAGGGCTTCCTGATTCAAACATCACGGCCAATGCTGTTACGATCTTCGACCCCGAAGCCACCAGCGAGCGCAACCTTGTGACTGTTTTCCTCGACCCGGAGGAAGGTGCAGACTTTCTGACTTGGAAGCGCGGGAAGTATGAGCAGGCCAAGCGCGCCAACGTATAAGGCCACAACATGAAAAAACAGAGTGCCGCCCCTGATGGGGGCGGCTTGCGGTATGACGACGAAAAGCCGCGCTATGATCTCATTCCACCCGACGCGCTCCACGCTCTAGCGGTGCATTACACTATTTCCCTGAAAAAGTATCCAGAAAGGAATTGGGAACGCGGCATGGCCTGGGGGAAATGCTTTGCATCCCTCATGCGACACGCTTGGGCGTGGATGCGCGGCGAAGATTTCGACCCGGAAACCGGCTCACACCACATGATTGCAGCGGCGTGGAACGCCCTCGCAATCGCAACCTACCACATGCGCGGAATTGGAAACGATGACCGCCCCGGCTTCAACAAGGAAAAGCCATGTTTTACTACCTCGCTACCCCATACTCAAAATACAAGGGCGGCCTGGATGCTGCTTATAAGATGGCCCTGGACGCTACGGCAAAAATTATGGGGATGGGCTATCCGGTCTATTCCCCGATTGTTCACGGCCACCCCGTAGCAGCCCGCGCAGGCATCCATATGACAGATCATGATTTCTGGATGAAGGTTGACGCGCCCATGATGGAAAGCGCTAAGGGCATCATAGTTTACATGGCGACCGGATGGGAAGAATCCCGAGGGATGGCGCATGAAATCAAAGAGTTTGTCCGCATGCGCAAGCCAATTCTGCACATTCAGCCGTTTTTCCCTGAGCATCGCTCATGCTGAAGCTGTTTTTTTCTGAAGGCTCCGGCATTGGTGGCGCTATAGTCCGCACCGCAACATGGTCTTGGTGCGCTCACACAGGTTTTCTTTTGAAGAACGGGAATATCCTCGACGCGCACCCGACCTATGGGGTTTCAGAGCGCAAGGCTGATTTCACCGGGCGGGTGGAATACTTCGCCCTCCCTCAGATCAGCAGCACCCGCGCAGCGCTGATTTTACGTTGCGCCCGCGAGGAAATTGGAAAGCCCTATGATTGGGGCGGAATTGTCAATTTTGGGCTGCATCGCAACTGGCGGTCAAAGGATGCGTGGTTCTGTAGTGAGTTCGTGGCATGGGCGATGGCGCGAGCTGGAACGCCGCTGCTACGCACCGACCATGTGAACAGGGTTACGCCCCGTGACCTTTTACTTTCACCGCATCTTTGTTCTTCTTCTTGGTGATATATGGATAATTTTATACCGTGCCGCAATTTCACATTGCAGGAAGAAGGCGGATTCGTGGACAATCCGTGCGACCCTGGGCGCGCCACGAAATACGGCATTACCATCAAAACGCTCAGCGCGTGGCGCAAGCGCGCTTGTACTGTGCAAGACGTTAAAGCGCTATCCTCCTTTGAAGCTGGCGCAATTTACCGTGCATGGTACTGGATTCCGGGCCTACCGCCAGGAATCGACTTGATGACATTTGACTTCGGCGTGAACGCGGGGGACCGCGAATCTGTGGAGCTATTGCAGCGAGCCGCCGGTTTTGTGGGTGACTTTGTTGATGGTGTGTGCGGCCCTGAAACGCGCGGGCGCGTGTCCGCGTGCAACCCCGTGGAGCTAATCAAAGCATTAGGAATAGCCCAAGAGGCATTTTATAGAAAGCTTCCTACTTTTGTGGAGTTTGGTGACGGATGGACGAAAAGAACAGATCGCCGCGAAGCCGTCGCCCTGGGGATGGTCCCCAAAAAAATGCAGATTGCAGCTTAACAATTTTTCGGGATTGATATGAACAGTTACGTTTCCGCGCTGCTTGCCGCAGCGCACATTTCTGCCGTTCTTCCGTACTTGACGGTAGCTGTTGCGGTTGCCAGCGCCATTGACGCAGCCTTTCCGCAGCCCGCGCCCGGTTCTCACTGGTTGCCGGTGCGAAAGGTGATTTCCTTTATCGCTATTAACTTCGGCGCTGCGAAGAATGGTAGCCAGCCACCCTTTGCGACGTGGCTCTTGCGCGTCATGTCGTCGGTTGAGGACGCGGCCAGGGTAGCGGGGGATTCCGCGCGGGTCTCCGAAGCAGTTGAATTGAAGCGCAGGATTGAACGCCTAACGCCACCTTCTCCCGCGCCGGTTCCGGCTGCGCCGCCTTCCCCTGCGCCGGTGGCGTGAGGCGGACATGAAACTCAAACACCTTCAGGGCATCGTTGGCGCCTTCCTGGCCGTAGCTGTGTGCGTTGGCCTAAGCGCCTGCGCTCACCCTCCGGCAGCCCTGTCCGTTTCTAATGTTCCGGCGCCGGTTACAGCGCTAATGACAACCTATATGGCGGCGGATGCAGGGGCGATGACCTACGAAGCGCTCCCAGCGTGCGGCGCAGGCCAGACGCCATGTAAAACTGCCGCCACCGTGGCGGAAATCAAGGCCCTGGATGACGCGGCCTGGAAAGCTATCACGCCCGTAGTGAAGGCGGCGGAGACTGGCCAGAGCGTGACAAACGCGGCTGAAACCTCCGCAGCGCAGGCCGCCGTTTCGGCCTTTTCGTCTTATCTCTCACAACATGGAGTTAAAAACTGATGCTTGCCGCCTTCCTGGCAGCTTTGCAGGTAATCTTGCAAGACCTGCCCGAGTTCGCCGCAATCTGGCCAACCCTGGAAAAGACCATCTCAACGGGGGCTGAGCCGACCCCGGCCGACCTTGCCAAAATTTGGGCCGCCGCCGCCGCTGTGCATGAGCGCGTTCAGTCTGGCGGCGCTTCCGCCGACCCCGCCGCCATTGCTTCAGCAGCCGTCACAGACGCGGCGAGCGCGGCTTCCGGCACTCTAGCGGCCCCGCAGGAAGCCCAAACGCCCGCGACTCCCGTAGGGTAGTCAAGTCTAAAATATTACTATTAGGAATAAAAAAGGCCGTCCCCACCCTGGACGGCCTTTCTCTTTTTGAGGTATGCGCGAATGACCGCCGTTTGGCGGCGATTCGGAGAGTGACATTGAGCTAGAAAAATCGAAGGCCGCCCGAAGGCGGCCCATGAAAGAGATTTCATCCTAACTTGCCGGGAAGGATGACCTCTCTTTGCACATTCCGGGACCATACGCAACACCTTTCGGTGCGCGGATTTGTGCGCCTTGGGCTTCGGGCGCCTCCGATAATGGGGGCAGAAGATGAAGCGCGAAAAGATTTTCGGCTTGCCGACCGGCAGGCCACTAGACCGGAACGCAAAGGCCCGGATTATGGCCTATGCAGCGGCATGGTCCGCACGCCAACGCCAGCCAGGACAACACACCGGCCCATTGACGCGGGCTTATATGGACGTTTTGCGCGCCCTCCTTTGGGGCTTCCACAACGCTAAAACCGGCGCCTGCTTTCCCGGCTACGACGCTATTGCAAAGCATGCCCGGTGCCACCGCGACACAGTGCGCAAGGCAATTCGCATGCTTGAATTGTCGGGGCTGTTAACCTGGGTGCATCGCCTCCGCCGCGTTCCTGGCGCCGTGCTGCGGACAAGCAACGGTTACAGCTTCCGTGACCCCTCCCCCGCGCCGCAACCCCGCGAGAATCCTACTAAGGCGGAAAATTCGCCCGGAACCCAAAACCAAGATTCTTCTAATATAAAGATCGTGGTTTTAGACCCGGCAAACCGGCTTGACGCAGCCCTTATTAGGCTCGGGAAAAGCGCCGGAGCGTTGTCACCGGCATAACCTCCCCGCTATTACAAGCTATCAGTGCTATCATCGATAGTTGACATATCTTAGCTATCATGTTTAATTGTTTCGTACCATACAAAACAGAGCAGATGACGATGACAGACAACCCTACCCGACAAGTTTATGTAGGTTTTTCAGAGGCTTATGAGCATTTTAACCAGGTGCTTTTTGAGGGTCGTTTGCCCGGTTGCATTATCACGATGCAGCGCCACAAGGGTGCGCTTGGGTATTTTGCGGGCGATAGGTTTGGAGAGATTGCGGGCGACGGCAAGACGGATGAAATTGCATTAAATCCGGTGCATTTTAAGGGGCGCACGGCAGAAGAAACGCTCTCCACGCTAGTTCATGAGATGACCCACCTTGAGCAGCACCACTTTGGAAGCCCAAGCCGGGGCGGATACCACAACGCAGAATGGGCTAAGCTGATGAAGCGTGTGGGGCTGCAACCAACTGATACGGGCCGCGCTGGCGGCAAAGAAACCGGCCCATCTATGACGCACCTCATTGTTGAAGGCGGCCCGTTTGAGTCTGCTTGCCGCGCCCTTCTCGGGAAGGGCTTTGAAATCCGTTACAGCGACAGGTGGGGCGACGTTGATAATGATGGCTCTCGCTCCCGCGCCCCGTCACGGCCAGCCGGAAACGGTGACGACGAAGGCCAGGGAGAAGGGGAAGCCCCTGCGCCGCGCAAGAAAACCGCCAATAAAACGAAATTTACTTGCCCGGACTGCGGCGCAAACGCATGGGGCAAGCCTTCTCTCAATCTCCTTTGCGGTGATTGCAGCGTGCGGTTTGTGTCTGAAGATGGCGAATAAAAAAGGGGGCATAAGCCCCCTTCCCTCACAAAACCCGGCTTTTAGCCGTAGGTTGCAAGTCAAACTCCGGCACGTCATAACCGGCCTTCTTGGCTAGAGTGGCTATAAACTGCCTCATGCCAACGTCCCTGGACGCATCCAAAAGTAGCGAGCAAAATTCACGGGAACAGCGAAAGTTGACTTGCTCAAGCTTTTCACGCTGCGGCTTGGGAGGGCGTCCCCTGCCGCGTTGCTGCTCAACCGGCTCCGCTGGCTCGGCAACTGCTTGGGCTGGTTTGGGGGTTGTCGCAGGTAAATCCGCCGTTGCTTTAGAAATCTGGCTCACAAGCTCCGCCCCGGAGATTTTCTTTGCCTTCAACGCCATTATGCAGCACTCCCAACACGGGCCGCAGGAATGGCCCCGATTTCGGTTAATTCGCCAATAAGCCGGTCAGCCTCAACCCCCAACCGCCCACTAACAGGCAGGTTCCCGGTAAAGCTGGCCTTACGGAACGCGGATAGATGAGGCAGCGCGTAGCGCATGACGGGCAACCCTTCAGCCTTCAGAGCGTCAAGAGTCGCAGATTCAACAAGGCCGCCGGTGCGCCATTGCGTGCCGATTACCCTATAAGGAAGGGCGCGCCGCGCCGCTTTCCCAAGAGACTCAATTTTGCGCGCTGTGCGGATAGCTTCGCGGGTGCTGCTTCTGTCTGGCATGCACGGCACAAGGATAAAGTCAGCGACGCTAATTGCGCTGGCGGCGGTTAGGTTGGCAAAGCCCGCCGTGTCAATCACAACTATATCACCGGCCTCTGCTTCCGCCTGGGCCGCGTCAATCACCTCAACCTCCCGGCACTCGGCAAGACAGCGAAACGGCGCGCCCTCGTAAACATTGGCATGCCAGTCGGAAAGCGTGGCATTTGCGTCAGCGTCTATCACGGTGACGGCATAACCTAGTTGCGCCAAGTTGGCCGACAGGCATTGCGCTAGAGTAGATTTCCCGGCGCCACCTTTTGAGGTGGCAATCGTTAGGATGGTGCCCATAATAAAACCCCCTTATGGCGGCAACGCGCCGCATGTCGGGGGTTTTATCATATCTCGTCTATCAGAGATAGCGTTATATCTATGCTATCCTTGAATTATTCGGGGGCGGCCTCATCCGTAACCCCCGCCGCCTCCACAAGCGCCGAAGCGCCCGCCGGGGCTGTCCCGTTGATCTTGTGCCAATGCTTAATCACCAGGGGGTCACGCTTATGCGATTCCACGGCGCCACGGTCCATCTCAGCCGCCCGCGTCCGCGCCTCATCGTGTGTAATCGGCTTGCCTGCCTTTCTGCATGCTTCCACCATCGCGCCTGCCACCGCCTGCCGCCACTGTGTCAGCTTTAACTCTGTTTTCTTCGGGGCGGGCACCTCCCCCGCACCAAGCTTAGCCATGGCGTCTGCCATATCGCCCGCGCGCGACAGATAAGACCATAGCCCCAGCGTAGCTAGGTAATCCATCGACGCCTTGGGCAGTCCGGCGGTTGAGAACGAAAGAACGTCACCGCCGGGAATTGTCACGCGGACTGTTCCCGCTCCGCCGTCCACAATGCCGCGACGGCGCTGGGCGCGCGGCTCCGGCGGCTCCCTATAAAATCGCCTGCCCTCATGCTGGGGCGCCGGAGGGGGTGCGGTTTCGTCACTCATTATTTACCGTCCTTCTGTTCAGAATCCTTGCAAGCCGCGTCAATTTCAGCGTTGATCTTGTCAACAACAACGCCGTGACCGGCCTCACGCAGAGCCTTGAAAATCGCTTCATTGCCCTTCTGGGCAGCGCGCAGCGTGGGCAGCTTGCCGTCCTTGACGGCCCATGATGTCAGCTTGCCCCACCACTCAATGAGGGCCTGCGCCCCTTCGGCTGCGAAGATTTCACCATTTGGCCGCAGCGCTGAAAATAGCGGCAGTTTTTCCTTTGGCTTCGGCTTTTCAGTCTCTTGGCGCTTCTGGTTGCCGCGCGATTGATTGCGGGCTGGCTGGCGCTGCGCGGTCTCCCCATCGTCATCATCTTCATCTGCCGCAAGACGTAATATGCCGCTGTAGCTATAGCGGCGCGCGTAAGTAAGCTCAGAGCCGAAAGGTTGCGGGCCTGCATTCGCCTTGAACAACGGATATTCAGATGTAATCCATTGCCCGGATGAGTGGCGCAGGGTGGTGACAAGATCAATGGAATTTCCATCACGCCTGATGACTTGCGTGACCGCAAGCTCATTAGCAGCCAACGCCTCGCGTGTGGCATCTATGGCGCTGGCGAGCGAAGCATAACGGCTCTTGAAATGAGGGTTTTCCCGGTCCTTCTCAGGATTAGGAAACGCGCCTTGGGCCTTTGCCAGCGCCGCGTTGATCTCGTCGGTTTTTCCCGATTCAAGCCAGCGCATAGCGGGGTTCTGGTATTGCGCGTCCTCGCTCACTTGCACCCCCCGGTGAAACCCTTGGTGAAGTGGTAAAGCTTATCACCGCTCTTGTTTGCTACCACACGCCGGTTGGGCGCACCGGCGTAAAAACGGCGGCGCCCGCGCCGCGCTGCATACATGGAGACCCAAGCGGCGGCGGCGCGCTCGTGATTGTGTGCTTTTTGACGGGAGTTAAGCATAGCTCTCTTTCTTTCGATTAATGGCGGACGGTTGCAACGGGTTCGCCGTTGCTCAGAGTGGCGCCAGGGACAACCTCACCAGCCTTCAGAGCCTCCGCTATGTCTTTTTTCTTCGGAGTGCGTGTGGTTTCGGTCTTTATAAACTTCTCAGGTAGAAGCGTAGGGTCTGTAATCTTCGCAGACCGGCGCCCTGGCGTGATGGTCAGTGTAAATTCCACGTCCGGCAGCTTCTTCAGGCCAAGTGCCTGCATTGTGGCAACAACCGCCCCTTTGATTTTGTCAGCCCTGGCAAGCATTTTCATGCGGCGCGAGGCTAGTGTATCCTGGCGATGCTCTATGCCGTCCGCAATGCTTTTCGCTTCCAGAGAGGCCCGCATTGCTGTGCGCAGCATTTCCATGGCCTCCCCCCCTTCCCCGTCAAGCATATCAAAAAGAAGCGCCTCATCTTCGGCAATCGTTGGGTCCATCTCCAAAAGATCAGAACGCAATCTATGAAGGGTTGCCATTGCTTCAGATAGTTGAAGGCGCGAGTATGCCGGGGTAGCCTCAGTTTTTTTCATTCACCCGCCCCTACTAAAATGGGCGCAACTGCTGCGCATGATAAATCACTTGCAAGCCGGGGCGCGGTATTGTGCTGCCTACGGCTCCAACCAAGAGACCATCCCCCCGAGCTATTCCATACCGAAATTTCCATTCGGAGACGTTTTCAACCTCAGTTAGAAGTCCTGCGGGAACACCAAGAAGCATGTTCCATTCTTGAGGGGATTTTTTGAAGTCAAAAACAGAAGCTTCAACCCCGGCAACACGATCATTGCGGGCCGCAGCGTAATGGAGGGCTAGGGCTGAAACGGCAACATGCCGTCGCCGCTCCATTTTGAAAGTTACGCATTCAATCAGGGGATTATCAAACAACCGCATGTCAACCGCCTATCACTAGATTAAGCGTGCCTATTACATGCTGAATGCTGTTCCTATAGATGCACGGCGCGTCTTGAAATTTATTTTTTTGATACAGCGCGCGCCGGGCTATTCCGGGCAACAACCCCAGGTGATAAAAGTTATCTGAACAATGGTTAAGATAGTGGGTTACAAAATGAAGGTCACAGGAAAAAGAAAGTTACTTCAAGGTTTTTCCGATTGGAGCATCTGCACTAGCCGCGTTCGGTGTTGGGACTGCGGCGCGCCCTGCGCGGAATTTTTAGAGACTGCCCAGGCTCCAATTCACCAAGGCGCGAAACCATTTCACGACTACAACGAGAAGATACAAGACCGCGATAAATGTAATCTAAAGTCACGCCAAACTTCGCACAAAACTCAATCATGCTCATAGGGTCAGGCATATTCATACCCAACTCATATTTTGACCACTTTGCTTGAGTTGTTCCGAGAATTTCAGAAAGTTCAAGCTGAGTTATTCCGGCCAATTCCCTTACTTGCCGGATGCGCTGGCCTATGTCCTTGCGGACTGTTTCCTCTACGGCTGTCCACCGTGCGCGACTACCAGCCTCACTGGTTGTTGTTTTTTCTTTTGTCATAGGCTCACAGCCCCTTTTCAAGTAATCTAAGTTGGAATACAAAAGTCCCCGCCCTTCGGAGTTTCGGGGGGTGGGGATTGAACGGCCCCCATTGAAAGACCGTGCGGGGGCGGAGACGGATGGCGCGAGAAGTACGGCGCTTTTCTGAAGAAGAAAACAGCACAATCGTAATCATGCGCGGCAAGCGTTTTGGATGGAACACCATTGCGCGGCAGCTAGGGCGGGCCGTAAATCCGACAATCCGGCACGCCGTCCGCGTCCTCGGCCTTCCCGCTGACTTGTCAGCACCCGATAAGCGTCTTGATCTCACTGAAGAACAGAGCGAGCAAATCCGCAATCTAGCCATGGATGGCTTGGATGTGGCGGGCATAGCAGATGAAACCGGCCTGAATGTCGGAATCATAAGAAATTACTGCGGCCTCAATCAAATACGGTTGACGACAAACGACTCTTTACCCGCTGGCGCGAGCGCGACATGGGGGGCGATTATTGCCGGTACTGCACTAGCCGGTTGCCCCTTCCCTTCGGCCCAACACTAACGCGCTAATCGTAGCTTGCGGGGGTAGCACTTGGCAAGGCGCCAACAATAACATTCTGAGAAAGGAATATAACGATTATGGCCGGAACAGTAAACAAAGTGATTCTTGTTGGGAATCTCGGGAAAGACCCCGAAGTTCGCAACACGCAAGGCGGGGGCAAAATAGTCAACCTTAGCGTTGCAACTTCTGAGTCCTGGAAGGACAAAAACTCAGGCGAACGTAAGACGCTGACGGAGTGGCATCGCGTGGTTGTTTTTAACGACAGCCTTGCAGATGTTGCCGAAAAATACCTCGAAAAAGGCGTAAAGATTTATGTTGAGGGCAAGCTTCAAACCCGCAAATGGACCGATCAGAGCGGCCAAGATCGCTATTCAACTGAGGTGATTATTCCTCGGTTTGGCGGAGTCCTTACGATTCTGCAAAGCGTCAGCGGAGATGGCCAAAATGACGGACAGAGCCGCGCTACCGGACGGGCGCAAGGCGGGGGCGGAAGCCATGACAGCAGCGGTTGGAGTGACGATGAAATTCCGTTCTAAGCGCCTCATGCGCCGCTTTTTTCATAGCTACAAGCGCCCATGCTTGAGCGCCGTGCAGTTGTTTGCGTGGGTGGCTGAAGGGGCCGCCCTGGCCGCGCTTTCGCTGATTGTGGGGCATTTCATTTGATTAACCTTCGCCCCTATCAAAGCGATGCTTTAGATGGTGTGCGCGCCGCCTATGCTGCGGGGCATCGCGCCCCGTTGTTGGTGGCGCCCACCGGGGCCGGAAAGACCATCATGTTTTCGGACGTTGCGCTACGCGCCGCTGAAAAAAATATGCCCACCCTAATCTTAGCGCACCGCCGCGAGCTTATCCGGCAAGCGTCAAAAAAGCTGACTCTTTCCAATGTGCCGCACGGCATTATTGCCCCCGGCTTCACCCCTACCCGCGACCTTGTGCGGGTGGGAAGCGTGCAGACCGTTGCGCGGCGCCTTGATAGGCCGGAGGCGCAGGGCTTCAAGCTTATTGTCATTGACGAGGCGCACCACGCGGTTGCCGGGCAATGGGACCAGATTATTACCGCCAACCCTAAGGCGCGTCTGCTTGGGGTTACGGCTACGCCAGAGCGCCAGGACGGGCGCGGTCTCGGGGTGGCGGCTGGCGGTTGCTTTGACGTGCTGGTTGACGGCCCGAAAATTGGCGACCTGATAGCAGATGGCTATTTGGTCCGCACTAAGACTTATGCGCCGTCCGTAGAGGCTGACGTGTCAAACGTGCCAATCCGGGGCGGCGATTATGTACCGGACGCGCTGGCGGAGGTGATGGACACGCCCGCGATCACGGGCGACGTGGTGGCGCATTATGCGCGCTACGCGCCGGGCCTGCCGACCATCGTTTTCTGTGCCAATCGAAAGCATGGGGAGCATGTCGCGCAAGCTTTCAGTGCTGCGGGATGGCGCGCCGCGTTTGCTGACGGCACCATGAAAGGCAAAGACCGCGACGCAGCCCTTGGCGGCCTGGAAACTGGCGCGGTTCAGGTGCTTTGCGTGGCGGACCTTGTGAGCGAAGGCGTGGACATTCCCACGGTTTCTTGCGTCATCTCAGTGCGCAAAACCACAAGTTTGGGATTGTGGATGCAGCAGGTAGGGCGGGGGTTGCGAACCGTTTACGCGCCGGGGTTTGATCTAAATGACCGTGCCGGGCGGTTGCTGGCCATAGCAGCCAGTAACAAACCGCACCTAATTCTACTTGACCATAGCGGCAACACGCTGCGCCACGGGTTGCCGGATACTGAGCGCGATTGGAGCCTTGACGGGAAATGCAAAAAGGAACGCACGGCACCAACATTGAAGCAATGCCCTGGCTGTTTTGCCATCCACCAACCGGCGCCTGTGTGCCCGCATTGTGGCCACGACTATAACGCAGGGAAGGCCACACTATCGGAGTTGCCGCTTGTGTCTGCCCCAGGCGAGTTGAAGGAAGTTGATGAAGCCATGGCGGCGCGCATTGCGCAGCTTCGGAAAGGGAAGCTTACAGATATTCTCACGGGCAGCGAAACGCTGGCGGAGTTGCGGGAAATCGGGAAGGCGCGCGGATACAGCCCGCAATGGCCCTGGATGCAGTTTCAGGAAGCTAAGCGCCGCAGGGAGGCGAAAAAAGCAGCATGAGCCAAACTTATGAAGTCAATGCCCGGCTATGGGATGGCGTGCAGAAGTTGCGCGTCACAGTCTCGGATGAAGGCCACGCGCTGAGCGTGGAGGCAATCGAGGCTGATGCAGACCGCAAGCGAGTTCTGGCGAATATCTCAACCATGCTTGGCCGTGGCGTTTCGCCAATCGAGCTAAGCGTGCGTGCGGATGATTTCAAAGAAATCGTGAACACGCTTCGCGCAACTGAAAACCAGCACAATGCGCCGCGCCGGGCTGCGGCGCTGGCGGAACACGAAAAAAGGAATAAAAATGGCCAGTGAATCAGACATTCAAGCCAAGATCATGCTGGCGATAGGGGGCCGTCCTGACGTGCGGATTTTCCGCAATCATGTGGGCTTCGGGTGGAGCGGCCAGTTGCTCAAGCAGGAAGGGGACCGCGTATTACTCAAGAACGCGCGCCCGGCAACTTTCGGCCTTGCGCCGGGGTCTGCCGACCTCATCGGCTGGCGCTCCATAACCATCAAGCCGGAGCATGTGGGCCGCAAGATCGCGGTTTTTATATCAGGCGAGGTGAAGGCCCTGCGCGGCAAAGCGGCGGAGGCCCAAAAGAATTGGGCGCGCATTGTGGATGCCGCCGGTGGTTTGGCGGCAATTTGGCGCACCCCAGCGGGCGCAATCGAGACTGTGGAAGGGGCGCTGATTTAATGGACGTTAGCGAAAAAGAGATGAGGCGCGACATTGCAACTTGGTCATTCGTTACCTGTCGCCACAGCGTCTTGATCGCGGATGTGGAGGAATTGGCGCAATTCCTAATCCGCCGGGGCTGGCGGAAGGCTGATGCGAATAGCGGGGGCGCCGTGATGGTGGGCGCTGATTTATCAACTTCGCCGGATTATGTGGTGGAGTTTTCGGCATGAGTCACCTTGATGAAGCGCACGCGCAAATAAACATCTTGCGCCGGGAGAGGGATGACCTAATGCACCGCGCCATATTGGCGGAACACGCGGCTTGGTGCGCGGCAGAAGAATTGTCGCACATCGCAAAAAGCGGGGCGCAATCACCTTCGGTGGCGCGGGAGGCAATCGCCCTCATGCTGAGCCGGGGTTTTGGGAGGATGGAAAACGGACGCGCCTCCGGGCGTTTAAAGGAAATCCTCGGAAGGGCGCGGATTTCGCCGGAAAGCCTTTAAGCCATGACAGGCTGCTAAAATGACCGCCCTGCCCCAAGAAATCGAAGCCCTGGCGTTGTTGGGCTGGCGGCTCTATCCGGCCAGCACGCGGAGCCGTGCAGCCCTTGTCAGCCAGTTTAAGGATGGAGCAAAGCCCCACGAATTAGCTACGCATGACCTAGACCAGCTTGAAACGTGGGCGCGCCGATTTCCGGGGTGTAACTGGCGTGTTGTCATGGAAGGCTCCGGCATTATCGGGCTAGACGTGGACGCGCCGGGAGATGACCATAACGGCGATGGCATAACCGCGTTGCGCGATCTTGTGGCCAAAAACACCCCCCTCCCCCCTCGCCCAACCACGCGAAGTGGCAGCGGTGGGTTTGCGCTGTTTTTCCGCGATAACGGCGCGCCGATCTGCCGCCGGAGCGGCTGGCCGGTGGCTGGGTTAGATCCCCGCGCCGGGCCGCTTACGGTAACTGTGCCTCCCTCCACGCATCTAAGAACGCGCAACGCCTACAGGTGGGCGCCGGGGTTGGCGCCTTGGGAGTGCCCCTTACCCGAGGCGCCCGCGTGGTTGCTTAAAGCCTTAGCCCCTCCGCCTGAACCGCCTATACCCAAGCGCATGCAGCAGCGCCCGGCAACAGAACCGCGCGCCCGGCGGCGCTTAGAGCGCGCGGTTGATAATGTGCAATATGCAAAGCCCGGCACGCGCAATGCGGAGCTAAACCGGCAATCCTATGCGGTGGGCCGCTATGTGGGCGCGGGGCTGCTAGATCAGAATTATGTTATTTCCGTGCTATACACGATTGCGCGTAAATCAGGGTTAGCAGATAAAGAGGCGCGCGACACTATCCGCAGCGGGATGGCGTCGGGCGTTCGTAATCCAGTAACGACAACAGGAAACGAATGAACATTGAAGATGGCAGGCTTGACCGCGTTTGGGCGGAAAACTGCTTTGCAGACCGGGGCCGCGTCCTGACGGGTTGGGCATCTCACTATTGCCCGGACTTTGACGGCCTCACGATTGATGAAACTTGCCCGCAATGGCCTTGCCTATGCGCGGATGAATTGAAAGAGCGCAATCATGCCTGATTATGGCGGCGATATTGACACAGCCGGAGATATGGAAGGCGGATATAGCGCACCACGCCCTAACCTGCCCTTTCAGGCTCTCGGTTATGACCGCAGCACGTTCTTTTTTCTGCCAAACAGAGGGGGGCAGGTGTTGGAGTTTTCGGGCCGCGAGCTTGGTTCAGCCGGGGCGTTGCTTCAGCTTGCCCCGCTTTTCTGGTGGGAATCCGAATGCTCCGGCAAAACCGGCATGGATACAAAGCAAGCGAATGATATGGTTTTGCGCATGTCTTACGCGGCGGGGCCGTTTGATGCGGGCCGCGTGCGAGGCCGTGGCGTTTGGCTGGAAGATGACGGGCGCCCCGTTGTGCATGCTGGCGATCATTTGGCCGTTGATGGTCAAATCATCTCGCCTACTGAATGGGAAGGGCAGGGCATCTATGAGCGCGCGCCTAAGCTTGGCGTTTCCTTCAGCGCAGAACCGGCAGAAACCGAGGAAGCAAAACGCTTCCTTGACCTATGCGCCGCCCTCCCTTGGGAGGATGCAAACGACGATGGCGTGGACACTAGCAGCATGGGCCGCATGCTGGCCGGGTGGATAACCGTTTCAGCGTTCTGTGGGGCGATGCCGTGGCGGCCACACGTCTGGATTACTTCGGAGGCTGGCCAGGGTAAAAGCTGGCTGCTTGATAATATCCTGAAGCCCATGCTTGGCGGGGCTGAGTTGCGGGTGCAATCCAAGACGACAGAAGCCGGGTTACGTGCCGCCCTTGGCCGGGACGCGCGCCCGGTGGTGTTTGATGAAGCAGAAACGCAGAACCAGCGCGATGCCGACCGCATGCAGCAGGTTCTTGACCTTGCCCGGCAGGCATCAAGCGAGGATGGCGCGGATATTGTGAAATCAACACAGACCGGACAGGCACGCCGATTCAGAATCAGGTCTATGTTTGCCTTTGCAAGCGTCAACGTGGCGCTCTCGCAAGCGGCTGATGAAAGCCGGACCATTGTTCTTTCGCTGCGCCCGGCACGGGATAAAGACGCGCGGGCCGCGCATTTCGAGAAGCTGAAAAGCTTGCAGGCCGAAATCGTTACCCCTGGTTTTGCCGCTCGGCTTCGCGCCCGCACGCTCTCGCTGTTGCCGACTATTCGCGCAAACGCGGAGGTTTTCGCGTCCGCGATTGCGAGGGCAGGGGGGTCACGCCGCACAGGCGACACAGTTGGTGTACCTCTCGCCGGTGCATGGTCTCTCCGTTCCCGGCGGACTGCCACCAGGGAGGAAGCGGACGCATTTGTTGCGGGCACTCCATGGGTACGGGCAGCGGTGGAACGCATCGAGAGCGAGCCGGAATGGAGGCAATGCCTTAACCGGCTGCTCGGGCAGCGCATCCGCCTTCCTGGCAGGGTTGAAGAAGTCCCCGTTGGCGAGTTGCTGGATATTGTGGGAACCCCCTACAGCACGCCAGAAATGGCCGGAGGGGATGACATGCCGGGTGATGGAGGGACAGCC